AATTTGGGAAGAAGATAAAGCAGTTTGTTCTCACTTTGAAAACCCTGAGGAAGCTCAAGACAGACTATCCTCCGTTGGATTTAATTCTATTCCTTCTTGGATGAGACCTTATCACGTTTTAAGTACAGGAGAAAGATTTCGATCTGACTTAGCTAGAAGAATAAAAGATAATGCAGTTATCGATGAATTTACAAGTGTTGTAGATCGTAATGTGGCTAAGTCTTGTTCGAATGCTTTGCAAAAGTTTATTAGAAATAAAAATATTAAGAATGTTGTCTTTGCTTCATGTCATTATGACATCATTGATTGGTTACAACCTGATTGGGTTTTTGATACAAGCTCAAGCAAGGTGGTGACAAGGGGGTTACTTAGGCGACCCAAGATTGTTTTGGAAGTCGTTCCTTGTTCCCACAAAATTTGGTCATACTTCGCTGAGCATCACTATCTCACAGGAAACATCAGTACAGCTACACGATGTTGGATCGCAACATGGAACGGAACTCCAGTCGGATTTTCATCAGTTATCTTTTTTCCCTCAGGAACAATCAAAGAAAAAGCGTGGAGGGAACACAGGACAGTGATACTTCCTGATTTTCAAGGTTTAGGGCTAGGCGTTCGTTTGTCTGAGGCAGTCGCAAAACAATTCACGGTCCTCGGTCATCGTTTCTTTTCTAAAACAGCACATCCTCGTTTTGGTGAGTATCGAGAAGCTCATCCTGAAAAATGGAGACCAACGACTCATAATAGACAAAATAGAAAGAAAGATTATGAGAAAGAATTAAAAAGACTAGAAAAAGGTGAAACTAAAATAAGAACTTTTGGTGGTTATTCACATGAGTTAAGAGAAAAACATAAAGAAAGGGTTTGTTACGCACATGAGTTTATTGGATAAGAAAACTCCTACAGTTGTTATTGGTCCCCCAGGGACAGGGAAAACAACTTTTATACTTGAAAAAATAGAAGAGTATTTGGCTAATGATGTCGGTATCGATGAAATAGCTTTCTTTTCTTTTTCTAATAAAGCAGTTGATGAGGCTAAACAAAGAGCTTCTCAAAAATTTAAAATACCACTAAGTCAGCTAGAAAATTTTAGCACATTACACTCTTTCGCATTAAGACAAATGGGTCTTACGAGAGAGCACATATTGAGCAACAATGATTGGAGGAACATATCAAATGAACTTAGGATTAATATTAACGTTAATAATGATGATGACATATTTTTCAACAACTATGACGACAAATATGTTGATCTTATAGAAAAGGCAAAAAGAAGAGACATACCTTTACGTGATTGTTGGGCTATGTTTGCGAAAGATATTATTTGGCATAAATTAGAATACATAGATAAAGGTCTCAGAGATTATAAAGATTTTGGGTATGAACAGTTTACAAGTGGTAGTGACGGATATCTTGTAAAAGATCAAGGACCAAAAGTAGATTTTACAGATTTAATAACAAACTTTGTTAAAGGTAGTTTTTATAAACATTTTAAAGTTGTTTTCTTTGATGAGTCTCAAGATATGTCTACGATACAGTGGAAAATGGCAGAAAAAATATGGAAAAACTCAGAAAAAAGTTATCTCGCCATGGACCCTAATCAGGCTATTTATACTTGGGCAGACGCAGATGTATCAAAAGCAATACAAGTCAAAGATGAAGCTAACAATATTATTGTGTTAGATCAATCAAAAAGAGTTCCAAGAAAAGTTTGGGAAATTGTTAATCGTGTTGAGGAACAAATAGTAGGATATGACGACATTAAGTGGTCCCCAGCTAATCGAGACGGATCTGTCGAGTTTATTAGAGGCATGTATCATTTAAACATGGACGAGGGCTCTTGGTTGATAATGGGTAGAACAAGAACTATTCGTGATGATATGGAAGAAGTCATGAGAAAGAAAAATATTTTTTTTAGAGTTAAATTAAAAGACAATAAATATAGATATTCTATTGGAAGTAAGGAAAGAAATGCTATTCTTACTTGGAAAGATTTGATGAGAAATGAAAACAATCAAGTGCCTATAAGATTAATAGAAAATTTATACAAGTGTTTAGGAAAAGAGTTTGTGGTTCGTGGAAATAAAAAACTTATTGCAGAACAAAGAAAAGCTTTTCCTGATAAGAAATTATCTTTTAAAGATTTGAAAGATGACTTTGGACTAACGGTTGACTTTGGTACGCCTTGGGCAGATGTAATGACAACAATTAATACAGAAACAAAAGCGTATTTAGAAAATTTAGAAACAAGAGGCGAAGACTTAGCCTTAGAACCAAGAGTAACTTTATCTACCATACATCAACAAAAAGGTGGTGAAGCAGATAATGTTATTGTTTCTTTAGATATAGGAAAAATGGCATACGAAGAATATCGTACTAATCCTATTAGTGAGCATAGACTGTTTTATGTTGCTTTTTCTAGAGCTAAAGAAAATTTATTTATAATAACGCCACAATCGCGGGAGGCATATAGAATATGAGTAAACAAATAGGAATGTTTAAACCGAAATCCGAGTGGGTTCCACCTATGGATTTTCCTAATATTAAAGACGCAGATAAAATAGCAATAGATCTAGAAACAAAAGATCCTAATCTTATGCAGAAAGGCCCAGGTTGGGCTACTAATGACGGAGAAATTATTGGTGTTGCTATCGCTGTGGACGGTTGGAAGGGATACTATCCTATTCGACATGAAACAGGTTTTAACCACGATCCACGAGTCGTGTTTGATTGGCTTAATGAAGCTCTTTCAGGAGACGGAGAAAAAATAGCTCACAACGCTACTTATGACTTTGGTTGGTTAGAAGCTGAAGGAGTCAAATGGAATGGTCGTATCATTGACACAATGATTGCTGCTCCTTTAATTAATGAAAACAAATTTAGTTATTCTTTAAATGCAGTATCAAAAGAATATTTAGCTGAAAGTAAAAACGAATTTCTTTTAAATGAAACAGCAGCACAATGGGGTGTTAATCCTAAAAGCGAAATGTTTAAAATACCTTCTCAATATGTAGGAGAGTATGCTGAACAAGACGCAGTGCTGTCTTTAAAACTTTGGGATAGATTAAAACCTGAAATAGTTCAACAAGACTTGCAAACAGTTTTTGATTTAGAAACTGACCTCATACCTATTCTTATGAAGATGAGAAAAAAAGGTGTAAGAGTGGATTTAGAACAATTAAAGAAAGCTGAAAAGACATTTGTTAAAAAAGAAAATGAATTAATGAAATTCATCTTTGAAAAGACAGGGCTCAAATGTGATATATGGGCTGCTCGTTCCATTGCTACCATTTTTGATCAATGTAAGATTGATTATCCTAAAACAGAAAAAGGTAATCCTAGTTTTACAAAAAGCTTTTTAGAGTTTCATCCTCATCCTATTCCAAAGGCAATTGTTCAGGCCAGAAACTTCAACAAGGCACGGACCACGTTCCTTCATACAATAGAAAAGTATCAGCATAACGGAAGAATTCATGCCAACATTAATCAGCTACGAACAGAAAATGGTGGTACGCTGACAGGTCGTTTTAGTTATTCTAACCCTAACCTTCAACAAATTCCTGCTAAAGATGACGCTGAATCGGATATTAAAATCGGTTCCTTAGTTAGAGGATTGTTCTTACCTGAAGAAGGAGAGAGGTGGGGTTCTTTTGACTACTCTCAACAAGAGCCACGACTCGTGAGCCACTATGCAAACATCGTGAAGCTAGAGGGTGCTGAAAAAATCGTTAAAGCTTACAATGAAGACAAAGAAACAGATTTTCATACAATCATGGCTGAAATAGGAAATATACCTCGTAAGAGCGCTAAAACCATAAATTTAGGGCTATTTTATGGTATGGGTGTGGGAAAGCTATCTGATCAATTAGGCATTGATCCTGAGGAAGGTAAATCTTTAATCAAACAATATAATGAAAGAGTTCCTTTTGTTAGACAATTAGCTGACGCAGTATCTGACCATGCTAATAAAAGAGGAGCTGTTAAAACTTTCTTAGGTCGAAGATGTCGTTTTGAATTATGGGAGCCAAAAGCATTTGGTTCTTACAAAGCGTATCCTTTGGATAGAGCTAAAGAAGAGTATGGTGAATATACTCCTTTGAAAAGATCAGGGACGTATAAAGCTTTAAATAGGTTGATACAAGGATCAGCGGCTGATCAAACAAAAAAAGCCATGATTGATTTAGATAAAGAAGGTATCAATCCTATGATTCAAATTCACGATGAACTAGCCATTAGTCTTAATGGTGATCCTGAAGTGGAGAAAAAAGTCATCGATATTATGGAAAACACGATTGAAATGAGTGTTCCTTCCAAGGTCGATGTAGCAATAGGAAACAATTGGGGAGAAGCAAAATGAACTGTTGGCATTGTAATACACAATTAATATGGGGTGGAGATCATGATTTAGAGGATGAAGCAGAAGAATATATTATGGTGACAAATTTAACCTGTCCTAATTGTGATAGTCATGTGGAAGTTTTTCTTCCTGAACAAAAAAGTTATAAAGTTATAAAAGGAGAAAAAAAATGAGAATAACCTATAATAATGGTGAACTAAACTTATCTTTAACTAATGAAGAAGTGGATCATATTGCTGATAACAAAGGTAGAAGTATACCAATGGATATTAGTTGGCTGAAGGTTTTACACGAAGATATTTCAAAATGCGTTTTAGCTCACTGGTCTGCTGTTGAAGTATGGGATGCATTAGAGGCACATCAGAAAACTGTAAAAAGCATAAGTAAAAAAGAAGAATAAGTATTATATTCTCCTCGAAATAAACCAAGGAGATAATAATGTTTAACCTAACTAATAAAGCCAAGAATCATTTCTTAAACTTCTTTAAGCAAGAAGATAAAGACGAGTCAATAAAAGAATTTTGTCAATCAGAGTACAAAAAAGATTGGTACGCAGCTTATAGATTTTACAAAGAAGAAGGTCAGTTCCCTAATTTTATAAGAAGAACTCTTTAAGTATTAGATACTATTTCAGCTAGATGCTCACATCTTTTGGTGGTCTGTTTATGCCACCTAGAATCTTTCATTTCGATAGCCGCATCTTTCCATTTCTTGACTCTCATATTTTTCCACATTTTGGAGAAATTTCGAACACCTTGAGTTCCTAATTGAAAAACCATTTCAACCATTACATGTTCAATTTGTTGAGGAAGTCTTTTATCTCCTCTGTAGTTTTCTGATATTAATTGTTCTGCTCCTGCACAGGCTCTATTTAAATCTATTAAAAATAAAT